CGCACGGATATTTATCCGTGCGACATTTTCCGAGAAGTGTGAGACTTTTCGATTTATTTTACTAAACAAGATCTTGTTGATTGAAACTATGTGTGTGAATCAGATTAACTATCTTGTTCACACAATTTTGTTCTTGTATAGCCACATGATTAACTATCAGGTGACGTATTAAAAACCTTAGTTTTTATTAATACATTAATATAATTATCTCATATTGCACTTTGTGCAAAACAAATTACAACATCATCAGTTCACCTTGAATAAGTGAATTTTATCGACTACGAAATGGAAATTTAGTTAGTCTTCATGAAGTAATTTGAATTTTGAAACAGAGTGCGCTTACTCACTGTGAGGCTCACGACACAATGAAAGTTGATGTTGCTGAGACGTAGCACCATTATGAGGATGTGTAATTTTGGAAATAAACTGGCGCGTATCATTTATCAATAAGTCCAGTGATCCTTAGTGCACATTCCGTTTTGGAGTAATGTTATCTCAAGGCAAAGGTAGATCCTAGTTGTGGCAGCATGGCGCTGCACACCCCTGCGGAAACAAGTATGTTCGGCAGAGCACAGGTGGAAAAATTCTTTTTATGAATTGTTGAATTTTCTAGATGAAAGTTCACGAGTCGCTTAAAAGCATTCAAACCTTAATTTTAAACAATATGGAAAGTTCAAAAATTGAGGGGGTTTTTGCCAATATTAAGCGCGAATCTAGACATTTCTATGGAGATGTTCAGCATGTGATGAAATCAAGTCACGATAATTTTAATGAAAAATATTTTAAAAAAGAAATTCTCGAAAATGTTGAAGCATTCATAACACGTATGACTTTGATTTTTTCAAGAGTGACCAATGATGTACATATTTTACTTGAAAAATTGAATTGTAAATTGAAGTTAGATTTTGATTTTTTGTTTCAGACGATGTTTGGTATTTATAGATTAACGCAATATGATAATAAGTTAGATTTAGCTATGACCATTATTTATTTGGCGAAAACGTTCTTGGGAACAAAAATGCATGAGTGTATGTCAGAATTGACTCACTGGGCAAATACATTAGTGAGGGAACTAAAGTCATACGGCAAAATTAAAAGTGAATCTATGCCTGAATACACGCCTAGTTTTAAATTATCTGATTGGTATGCTATAGTTTTGGATAGTAATATTGTTAAATCTGTTAGAGTATTTATTTTGAATTTAGTTAGTTTAAAATTTTTCAGTCGACCTATAGCAAACAGGTTTATAGCTGGTTTGGGCGAAGCCAAACCAGTGTCCATTTTAGATTTCGGATATAACATAGTTGTTATGCTGGAAGAGTTTGTTAGTTTTGGAACCAATTATTCAAAAACGAAGAGTATAATTCAGAGTTTGCGCAACGAAGACCCTGAATTTAGATTTCTTGAGGATTCAACATCACTTACTTATGAGGTGAGTAACGTATATGTAGGTGATGATATGAATTTCAAGAAGTTAACAAAATCACGAGAGTCAAAGTTTGGCAAGAACGAAGTTGCGGATTTCAAGATATCGGCAGCAAGTTTTGTTAAGAAACTGAGGTTGATGATTACAAGAGGAAAATCAATTGAAAAATCAAAACCAAAGTGTGGAGCTGCATTTAAGTTACGAATGTATGTGTTGCAACAAATACTTGTTGATATAATGAGTAAAATGACGTCTGCATCCAGAACGGCGCCCATGGGTATAATAATCCATGGACAACCGTCCATTGGTAAATCAAGTTTAATTACTCATATTGCCAAAATTTTTGCTAAATTTAGAGATTTAGAGTATTCAGCTGACCTGATATACCATCGCAATCCTAAGCAGGATTACTGGACAAATCATGATCCACAAATGCAACCTATTATACATTACCCAGAGTTAGGTTCCGTCAATTCTAAGATAGCTGGCACACAAGGCGATAAAACTGTTGATGAAATGTTGATGGTCGCCGATACTCAGCCTTTTGCTGCAAATATGGCAGCTGTTGAAGAGAAGGGAAAAGTTATGTTAATGCCAGAATTACTTATTGTGGACTGTAATGACCCTAAAATGAACTTGGAAGTTACGAATAATAATCCTGCAGCTATAAGACGGAGATTTATTTATGTTGAAGTTAAAGTTAAGAAAGAGTATGAGAAACTGGGTTCTTTAGATGAAAGCAAGATTCCAAGTGATTTAAGAGACAAAATGGATTTATGGACGTTTCGCGTTTACAAGCAAATGCCACATGATAGTATTACAAAGTCTTTTGAAATAGATCTTGGAGCTGGTTTGAATATATTTGAGTTTAGTGATCTCATATACTCTTTGATGGAAGAGCATGATAGAAAACAAGCTGGTTACAATGATGCAGTTCAGGAGGAAATTGAGAAGTATCTGCATAAGAAAGTAACATCGGAGTCTAATTATTTTAGTAGTAGCAAAACGTGGATTCCAGTTATTTTCCTACTATTTTTTTTTCCATGGTATTGGGTTATTACCTTTATTTTTTCACGAGCTATATATGCTTTTTTGTACGAGTGGGTTGCTTCTCAGCAAGGCTTGTTGTCTTTTGCTGAGATTAAAGTTCTAAATTATTTCACCACGCAGATGACACCTCATCTGTGGAAAGTATTTTATGATGATGCTAAGACGGATTTCAAAGTCTATGGTATGTATAGTTACTACAAGATCAGACATCTTTTAGGTTACGATGATGAAATGTATTATCAGTATAAAATTAGTTTTAGTTGTTTGAGTCATGTCAAGTGTGTTAGCATAGCAATTATTACTTTCACAATAACGCTGGCTATCCTCAGAGTTATGTTGTCGTTTTGCAGTTTTATTCAGTCAATATCCTCTGAAGGCAATATTATTGAATCTTCTGGCAACTTTTCAAATGATAAAATAGATGAAAATATTGACGAGTTAGAGAGGGAATTAAATTGTCAATTCCCCAAATCGAAGAAAAAAACATTTGGAGATGCAACGTACGATGTGGTAGAAAATATTCATCCGCGTGTTATGTCAGCTGAATTAAATAAGAAAAATCCAGAAGAGTTATTAAGGAGAATTCAACATAATGAACGCTTTTTGATGATTGAGTATAATGGAAAACCATTGATGAATAGAGGTCTTGGCATAAAAGGAGATTACATAATTGTCAATAAACATTGTATCCCAGGTAATAGTGTATCTATTGTGTCGTCATGTCGTGAAAATTATGAAAGCAATGTTAAAAGAATTGTTGTAAATAGAGATGATATGCTAGATGTAGGGGAAGATCTCATTATGTTTAGGTTTTATGGTGAATTATTTAAAGATATCACAGATATGCTTATTGAGGAAAAGGATTTCAAGGTCTCCGTTGAAGGAAGGTATGCAGATAAAAAATGCAGAGTTGAATTTTTTAAAGAGAGTGTAACTGTTAAAAATCATTTTCAAAATTATGTTTTGACAAAGTCATTTAAATATGAAGATAAAGAGCATAAGAATGGGATATGTGGGAGACCTTTGCTTATAACTTTCAGTAATGTCACGTTTGTTGGAGGTATTCATAGTGCCGGCTCAGATAATACTAGCACATGTTATGCAACTGTTGTAAACAAAGATAAAATCTTAAATGCAATAACTGCTGATTCAAACTCTTTGTTAAGTAATGTGTATTCTGAAGGAAGTATTCGACTTCCAAAAGGTAAGAATCTGAATAAAATAACTTCTAAATGTCCTGTTTTATACGAGGATACTCCTGGACTAGGTGTTGTTGGTTCTATTTCGAATTATGCGATTGTTACTCCGAAGACTAGATTAATTGAAAGTTCAATCATTAATGAAATAGAGAGTTTGGTTGGAGTTAGTCCATTTGGAGAGAATGGTAAATTAAAATCACTCCCACCGATGATGAAGTCAAAAATTGTGGATGGTAAGTACATAGCACCACATAATATTTGGATTAAGAAAGTGGGTGTGATTAAAAACACTTTACCAACTACAGTCATGAAAGTTACTGTAGCAGGTATTTGTTCACACCTGTTATTGTCTTTGAAGAAACGAGGTGTTGTAAGCTTAACACCATTATCGTTAGCTGTTGCTCAAAATGGATTTCCTGAGAACTTTTATATGCGAGCAATGAAAAGTTCTACATCAGGTGGATTCTTACTGCCAGGAAATAAGTCTCGTTATAGTTCAAAAGTTGTTCTGGATTTCAAAGAAGATGGTGTTATGCCTAATTTTGATATTAAAGAGCAAGTTCTTGAAATCTTTGATTCTTATAAGAGAGGTGAACTATCACATGAGATTGTAGGAGCACAGTTAAAAGATGAACCACGAGCTTTTGATAAAGCAGAAGCTGGAAAAACGCGAGTTTTTGCTATGTCGAGTTATCCTGGCACATTAGTTAATAGGATGATGCTTATGCCATTTTACTCATTGATGGTTGAACATCGAGATGTCTTCTGCACTAAAGTAGGCATTAATATGCACAGCTCGGAAGCGGGAGAGATGTATGATGATTTAGTTACATTCTCACCTTTAATTATGGAAGGTGATTATGGTGGCTATGATACGAGTATGCCAGTTGGTGTCGGACTCATGGCCAATAGTGTAGTGGAAAATTGCCTAAGTAAACTTGGCTATAACCCTTCTGCTATGCAGATGGTTAAGGGTATTTTATCCGATAATTTATATCCGACATTAGCATTGGAGGGAAATCTTCTTATTGCAGCAGGATTTCAACCATCAGGTAAGTATGCTACTGCCGAAGATAATTCATTAAGAGGCTTGATTCTCTTGTATTATGCCTACGTGGTGATGTGTACTAAAATCGGTGAAGGGCATCCCTTGAATACGACCACTAGTTTTGATGTTGGTAAGTTTTTTAATTATTTGAAACCCGTCACCTATGGCGATGATATGTTGTGTGCAGTCAAGGATGAAATTGCGCCGTATTTTAACAACATCACATATGGAACGTTTGTGAACGCAGTTTATGGTATGGAGTTTACAAGCGCAGAAAAGCATGAACATACATCCAAATTTATTGAACCTAGTAAGATGTCTTTTTTAAAACGTAGTTTTGTGTACAATGATATGTTAGGCAGAAAAGTGGCTCTGTTGGACAAAGAGTCAATAGTGAAAAGTCTCACGTATATACTGCCATCTAAGGAGGTAAGCCTTGATGAGCAATTAGTCCAAACTTGCCAATCAGCACTTAGAGAGTTATTCTTTTATTTCAATAATGCAGAGGAGTACAATTCTAAACGTGCCCAGTTTATTGAGCTTCTGGTTAAAAAAACTCAGTTTACTCTAAATGATCTAGAGTTATTATTCCCTAAGGGAGAAGAACTTAAGATTCAATACGAGCATCACGTTAATTAAGATATTTCCATCGCGTTAAAAGGAAAGAATCACTGTAAATTAATATACTTATAAAGACATATATTTGATCTGACTTAAAATATTATTTATTAAAGGACGTTTACAGGATAGATGCAGTCTTATTTAAGATTACTATGACTATATCAGTGGCATCTTATTAGTTGGGCAATCCCCAGCCAGTAGGCAGATTAGTTAGTCAGTGTACGGGTTTGATTAATGCAACAGCCCATGTACATACAATGCATTGCAGAACAATTATTTAAAAATATGACGTTAGAAGAAATGAAACATAGTACACAGTTTAGAAGCGATCTTCGTAATCGCCAGCTGTTTGATAGAATTTATAATGAAAAAGCTCAAGAAGAGGCGGAAAAAGCAACTCTGGAACTTCTTGAAAAGAGACGAAGAAAAAGAAATGCTATTCGTCAAGCTCATGGAACACTTATTATATCAGAATCACAACCATACGAGACATTCGTTACGAATGACACTCATGAATCTTCTGGTAATAGCAATCCTACTTTAGCATCAAATTCGGGTGGTGAATATAATCTTAGTCTGGATAAATTTTTTGAGAGACCCATTTTGATTGATGATTTTGTTTATCAACCAAATCAACATCTATTTCGTGCCTTCAATCCATTTGCTTTATGGACTAGAGATCCCACAGTGAGAACAAAACTCTCTCACTATGCTTATTTGAGAGGCGATCTCAAAGTCAGAATTGTTACTTCTTCAAGTAGGTTTCACTTTGGTGCTACACAAATCTCTTTTCAACCCCATGATATACGTAATAGGACGTTGAATTCTTTAATAGCTGCTTTTGGGGATGCACCAAATTTAGTTAGAACAGCTCTAAACAATTATTTGAGTCAATCACCAGAAAGAGCACTTCTCCAATTCGGTAGGGATAATGTGATAGAGATGACATTGCCTATGTTGTTACCAAAGAAATTTGCACGTCTTTTCAATAGAAATGGATTGCTTATCACAAATAGTGTTGATTATGATGAAATGGCGTCCTTAGGAGCTCTTTATTTTTCATCCATGACTGAGTTAAGATCAGCTAATGATGATAATCAGGCAGCTGTGCAAATTCAGACATATGCTTGGATGGAGAACATTGAATTAGGACCATCGACATCAACTGATATGAATATTACAGCTGAATCACAACCTGTTTCTGATTTTGACTCTTTTAGGGATAAGGTCAACAGTAATAAACTGCTAAATAGTGTTTCTGATTCAGTGAAGAATTATACAGCGGATGAGTATAAAGATGCTGGACCTGTTGCTAAGATTGCTTCTGCTGTTTCAACGGCAGCAGAAAAGATTAGTGATTTACCAATTATTGGTGTAGCTGCTCGAGCTACGTCACTTGCAGCAGGTTATGGAGCAAAAGTTTTGAAAATGTTTGGTTTTTCAAAACCCTCACAAATAGAGCCAGCAATTTTTGCTAAGGTTGTTGCCCTTTCCAATAGTTCAACTTTGGAAAATAAGGATACGGCGTTTAAATTGACTGCAGATCCCAAGCAGGAGTTGACTATTCAACCTTTTGGGGGGGAGTCCAATTTAGACCCTATGGCCTTTAAATTTTTAACCGCTCGGGAAAGTTATTTTCACACTTTCACATGGAGATCATCTGATGATCCCCTTATTGATACTTTGTCTCAATTCCCTGTAACACCAATGATATGTTCTAACTTTGATATAGGGAATAATCGTGATATACATCAAATGACTTCTTTGGCGTTTGCTTCATTACCATTTGAGGACTGGCGAGGAACTATTTCATTCCGATTTGAAGTTATAGCTAGTTCATTTCATAGAGGGAAACTCTTGTTTGTATATGAACCGAATGTAAGAGGCATGGCATTGATAGGGTCTGCACCTACAAACCTCAATCAACAATATGTATATTGTCTCGATATAGAGGAGGATAGGGATATTACTATTGATTGTGGTTTTGTTTTCGATAGGATGTTTGCACAAAATAAATTTGCAACGTTATCAGGATCAGGGTTACCTGCCTATTCTTACTTCCCAGTTGATCAACCTCTTCTGAATAATATGGCACGTTTCTTTACCGCAATTGGTTTATTATATGTGAGACCTTTTACTAGGCTTACCTCACCATCAGAGAATGCTACAGGAGATGTTAAGATTAATGTGTACGTGAGTTCAGATGATATTGAGTTTGCCAAACCTATCAATATGGAATTTTTGGGCTTGAATCGCGTGATACCTGATCTAGGTAGTGGTAGAGCTGCTCCTTTATTAGATTTAAATGTTACTTCAGAATCCGAACCTGCTACATTACCCCCAGATGGAGCCACTATGCGTAAAGTGGGACCTGCGTATAAGACTCAATGCAAAAGGCATTTGATTAATAGAGTGAAACCCACCAATGAGGATATTTATTCATATCATTTTGGAGAAAAGATTGAATCTTTTAGAGCTCTTCTCAAGAGAGATGAAACTGTAGCGCGAGTGGGTGTTACGGGCAATAATAATGTAGCTGAACTCAGACATCCTTTATATCCATGTATACACTTGTCAACTGTACCAACGTATATTGCACCAGATAATTTGCAATCAGCAGTTTATACAAATGGACAAGGATTACCATGTTTATTTGATCACTTACGATATGCTTATCTTTTTTGCAAGGGCGGTTATAGAATGCGCGTGTTCAATGCTCTCAGTGGAGGAAACGTAAATCCTACTTTCAAACCAGTTGCGACAGTAACACGAGACAAAGGTAGTCCTTTTATTGCCAGAGAAATAACAGCAGATCCTATGGAATTAAAAATGTTAGGTTCTGCATACTATGATGCCTACAATGCCACTGGCATTGAGTATGAAATGCCTTTTTATTCAAATGACTTGTTTGTTATACCGGGTGATCTGGTGACACATATTGCAGATACTGATTTGAATATTTTTGCGGATGCAGCTAATGATGATGCACAGGCGTCTAGATTAGTTATTTCACATGTGCCTGGAGCAGAACAATTGTATACTTATAATGGAAGTGCGGCTGAAGATTTCACTTTTTTCCGGTTTCAG